CGTTTACTAATGCAGAAGCAGATGCTCCATCTCCACTTGCACTAGAAATAGAAACCCTAGGTGGATATTTGTATTCATATCCAGTTCCTGTTTTACTAATCTCAACAGATGTTAATTTTCCATCATTACTAACACGTGCATAACCAATTGCTCCAGAACCAAAAGAGGGAATTGGTGCTTCAATAGAATAAAGAGATAATATTCTTCCGTTTAATGGTGCTTCATTAAAAATGAAGATATCTGAGTCAATAAAGAAATCTTTTTTTGGTTCAAGTAATTTATTATCATAAACTGCTAAAATATACTCATCCGCAACAGGTTCGTACTTTTCTCCATTTCTTTGAATACGAAAATTAGTCTTAGAATCTCCGAAATCTGGAGAAATATCATCAATAGCAACAATATTATTCTCAAGAAACCCGTTTAAAAATGTAATATATGTTAGACTAGTATCATCACCCAATTCTCTTACTCTTGGAGCAGTTGTAAAGACAATATTATCTTCATCAACAGTATAATCAACACCAGGAATTAAAACTTCGCCATATACCTTAACAATTAAATGTTGTGCTGTTGGTGGTGAAACTGGAGAAGATTGAGAAGTAAGAGGAAATCTAACTGTAGTTCCATCAAAAGAATTAATGATTTGAGCAAGACCAATCCACTTTAATTTTACCTGTTCATAAGAAACACCAGGACTTAAAGCAACGTTTGGTGATGATGTACTTGATTCATAATAAATTACCTCATCACCAATTAAAATAGAACCATTTTTATCTAAAAAAGTATCAACACTCTCAACAACGATTTCATCACTTTCTGCTGTAATTGCTTCTACTACCTTCGTAGTACCACCCAAAATATTAATATCCAGTTTGTCAATATCGAGATATTGCAAAAAGTTATTAATAATATTTTGACCCATTCCAGTTTTTTCTTGAGACCTATAATAGTACTCAATAAACTTATTAAACAGTGGGTAGTCTGTCTTTAGAAACTCAGGAGACTGAGAAGCAATCGACTGGGAAACTTTATTAATATTCATCTAACTTTAGAAGCAACTAGAATCGTTGATTGAACCAGGGTTTGATATAGCAGGAATATCAAGAATAGCAGGAATTACATTGAAATCCGTTGGTGTCAAACTATTTAGTGGGACTGTAGGAGGTACAACTGTTCCAACAGGAGCAACTGTAACTGCTGGATTAACTATATTGATAATAGTTCCAGGAGTTGTTGCTGGAATAGTCGAATTATTAGCAGGAATAAATTGAACTGGAATTTGAAGATCTGTTGGTAACAGTGTACTATCAGTAACTTCACCAATTCCAGTTACATCATCAGTAATAGTTACTGCACCAGCAAGAAAAATTCCTCCTCCAGCATTGATAACATTAACTGGACCAAAGCAAATCTCACCAGTTTCATAATTTACTGTTCCTGCAGTATCACTTGTATAAATTTTACGAATACCAGTATTGTAGAACGTTCTTAAGTTTCCATAACCATCATCCTCAAACTGTTGATCAACACCAGGTCTATCAGCAGTTCTGAATATACCAGATAGTATTACAGGTTCCTTTTTACAACTTCCATCACCTTCATCTTGACTAGGAGCACTATCATATAGATTACCTCCTGTAGAAACACAATATGTGTTTGTTTGGTTTGAATCTGGTTTTATATACTTCAAAATAGTTGTTTGAAGTGAAGTATCAGTAACACACTTATTAGAAAGTGTAATTGCCTTCTCAAGTTGTTGTGCTCTAAAAGTTGAATTAAAATTATTAATTTGTGTCTGTATTCCCCAATCACTAATTGCCTTACTAATATCGGTTTCAATTTCACTAGCATTTGATCCACAACCAGTATCATATAGTGCAAATACGTTTACATTGATATACACATCATCAGGATCAGTTACAATAGGATCGATAGATGCCATTGCATATGGTCTCAAATCAGCAGCAATTTGCTTCTTAGTTGCATCATTAAGATTTGATCCTGTTTTTGTTTTAATAACAACATAGACCTTTCCATATACAGGAGGATTCAATGCATCTCCACCATAAGCAACTACAGAATCTGCATTATCATAAATGTTTTTAGTAATAATTGCATAATCCTGAGCAGTAACTGCTCTATACTGTGCAGAATAATATCTTGGTGCATTATACTTAATCGATTCAACAGTCTCTGCCTTATCTCCTTGCTGAGATTTTTGCTTAGTAACTATGTTAACACTAGCAGTAGGATACACTTTACCAGTACTATCTTCTATTTTTCCAATAAAACTAAAAGTACCAACTTGATTACCATCAGGTCCTGATGTAACCAAATACTCAAGATCGACAACCTCTCCGTCTTTTACTGCTCTACCAACACTATCATCACCAAATCTTATCTCATACCTCATATCCTCGGTCTCAGACAAGAAATATGAACGAGTTGTGGGTGTTACTGTAGCAACGGTTTCTGCACGACTATAGAGGTCATACTGAGTGGATGATTCGTTTGGTCTTACTTTTACAACTAATGTTGAAATATCAGCATCCTCTGAAGGAATTTTATATGATTGCTTTGCAAATGTATTAACAATATATGAGAAAGTAACCAAAGACCCTTCATAGATGGTAACTTTATCAAGTATAGCCTCACCTGTAGTTTGATTTACACTAACTGTAATATCATTTAAAATATTCCAAAGATATGCACCACCTGATGCTACAGCACCCTTTTTCAAAGTAACTGACGTTGGATATGACCCATTTGTTTGATCCGTTGTTAAATTCAGTTTAATGCAAGATTTAGATGCACTAATAGATCTAGGCACATAATTCAATAACTTAGCAATATTAACAACATTATCCCGTACTGTAGCAGAAGGCAAAAATGCCTCATTCATTGCCATATTTGCATTAAAAGCGGTATAATACGTGTTATATGCTAATAGATCAATTAAATACGACAATGATGATCCATCAAAATCATAATCAGTAAACTCATTACGAGTTCTCAAATATGACTTTATTGAAGATTTTACATCTTCGAAATCTAATGCTGTTAGGTTATTTGGTTGCATTACTCTGGTCTCTGTAAAACAAATTCTATTGTTTCAACAATGGGTAAACCAACTATTTTATATTCAAGTGATACATTTAATTTATTTCCCTCATTGATTGGAGTAACCTCTACATTCGTAAGTTTTACTCTTGGTTCATATTGATTGATTGTCGTCCTTATTTCTTCCGCAATAGTATCTGCAGTAAATGCATCTAGCGGTTCAAATAAAAGTCTGTTTACGGACGAACCGACTAACGGTTGAAACGGTTTTTCTCCAGGAGAGGTCAAAATTATGTTTTTGACTGCTTGTTTAATGGAGTTATCATTATTTACGACAGAAAGATCGTCAGTAAAAGGATTTCTAGCAAAATTAACCGAGAAGTCTTTAAAACTTCTCGATGTTTTTAATTCAGAACCCCCTATTTTTTTTAAAGCCATCTCCCTATCAGGACTTTATACAATTATATTTATCGCCCTTGTCCACGATAACGCTTTTTTGCTCCATTTCTGCTTGTAGCAGAGTATTTTGAGTGCTTTCCTCTTCCTTGTCTAGTCTTCTTTGGAATTGCCTCTACATAAGAGCCACCTAAAAGACTTTGCTTCATTTTTGCCATAATTAACCTCTAGTACAACCTAAAAAAACGTTTTTGCTGCATCCAGTTACTACTGAATTGCATGGATATGCCACAGTATTAGTACCAAATGGATCTCCAAATACACCTGCTCTTCTTCCGTTAATAAAAACGGTCTTAATAGTAGCTTGATGTTGACGAGCATGTCCTACAGCAGCCTCACGACCACCTCTAATACCAACTGTACACCAATAAGCAGGATTGGGAGTACAACCTGGCGGACATTTTTTTGGAATTCCAGTATAACATGCTTTATGCACAGTTGGTGTTGGATGTGGAATTAATTCATCTTGATCGATAATAGGAATAATTCTATTAATTAGGACATTTCTTACTATCGGTGATAAAGGAGTCTGTGGCGTTGGTGGCCATAAAGTCGTGGAATCCATGAGTTTTACAGGTTTCATCACGATCTTTGGATCCTTCGGTGGTTTTATACAACCAGGAAGAGTACCTCCTCCTAGTCCTGGATGGTGAGTTGATCCACATCCTGTTCCGTGTCCACTGCAAGTTCCCATGAACAGTGCAGCTGCACCCATACTTATTGGTCTTGCTGCTAATGGCATTCTATTGTCCTCCCTTTTTATTCATCATATGGATTACCATATGCCGCTGCTGCCCGTACCACCGTATTAGCATCTCTAGTAAGATTATGCCAGATCGACATTTCCCCACTTGCTGTCCAAGGTTGACAACCTGGTCCTCTTACAAGATTTCCAAAAGAGAATATATGCACTTCTTGAGTAGTTGTACCATCACCATTATTAATTACACCAGTATCTGTGTTTGGTGTTGCTGTTGGTTGATTACATACAAAATGTGATTTACCAATATTAACAGGTGTACAACCTAAAGTTACTGTCAACTTTTGAAGTTTTTGAGGATCGGGGCGGTACTGCCGCATAAGGTATTTAGTATAAGTTGACGCATGTGGTAATTCTGTAAAACTACCTACATTAGTCTGTACCTTAGATTCGTCAAAATTAACAAATTCAGGATATACTTGTTGAGTAATATCGTCAATATTTTTTAAAACCGTTTCTTGTTCTTTTTTCTTATGGTCTATAATTTCTTGCTTATATTCTTCATCGATTGGAGTATTTTTTAGAAAATCCGTGTCATATTCTGGTATAATACGTGTTTTTAATGGATCTGTTTGAAATGTTTGTAATTTACGTTGACTACGTTGATGTACACGGTCTCTTTCAGGATCCATTTTAATTTGCATAGGAGCATTTTTAAAAATATTGTCGGTTTCTGCAGGAACTTCAGCGTAAGAGTCCTCAATTGACTTTAAATCATCCGCAGATGCACTTATATCGCCCTCTGGAAGGGTTTTTAACATATTATGATACTCTGGGACTAAATCATCTCTTTTTGCATCATTCTTAGTGGTTTCAATTGTCTCTTCATTTACATTAACAACAACTAACTGCGGTCTTACTTTTGCAGAATATCCCTTTCCTGGTTTAAGAATGTCAACAGAAGTTAATGATCCACCACTAAAATTGCCTTTTATTTTTGCTGTTTCATTATTTCCACCAGAATCTGTAACAACTTCCAAATCAGTACCATTATCTTTTGTAACAACCTCAAATTTAAGGTTACTATCAGTGGTTGTAAGAACAAAATCTGGGTTTCCGTCATCTGTAGACTTATTTGGTATGAAATTACCGTCATCATCAGGACTAGTAATATCTAATACAGGTGGTCCTGACAATTTGTCTAAATTTGCTCCTCCATTAGTGATTTCTTTCACTTGTATCTTTGCAGCACCGCCAGAAATAGTAATTTTATCACCTACAGTGTACCCAGTACCAGGTTGATTTACTGTTACACTAGAAATGCGGTCAACTAAAACATTACTTGTATCATCAAGCATCGCACCAACTTCAATATCGACTGTTAATCCGCTTCCAGTACCTCCAGTAGTCGCAATATCTTCACCACTAGCGTATCCAGTTAACTGAGCAGTGGGATTTAAGTCGTCCATATTTCCAGTATTGAACTCATAAACACCTCCAGAGATGTTTATATCAGTAATTCCGCCACTTTCATTAAGAGAAATCCATGCTGAAGGGTAAATTACGCTATTAAAGATGTCTGGAGCCTTAGAATTAACGTCTCCCGTAACATATTGAAGAGATTTATCCAAAAATTC